GTCTCTAATCACAGGGTGCTGACGCGTTTTCCCTCGCAGATCTAAGTAAGTCTGACAACCTCCCCTTGTTTCTTGTTGCGCAGGTACAGGGTTCCGGCGTGTGGTCCCCTAGCGAAGCTCGCATGAGCCTCGCTGGGGAGCACGAAGGTTTCGTATAGCAGCCTTCCACTGCTTCCGGTTGCTAAGGCATACCGGTTCCCCCTCATCGTCCCACTCCTGAACTTTTCCAGTGAGTGGGGCCCAAACCTTACAAGGAAACACCATGTCCTTATCCAAACGACCTGCAACAAATGAGTAATCAGAATAATGCTTTTTCCACAACGCTGGAATAATCGCATCGATCTGCTCATGGTCCAATACTTGGATGGTCTTCAAAGACCCAAGGTAGGCTTCAATAATTGTCTGTACTGAAACGGAGATGCCATAGAGTTTTTCAACAAGAAGTCGCGTTGCCGTGCCTGGCTTCTTAGAAGGAAATTGACCTTTCTTCATGGCAAGAGTGATCTGCTCCCTCTCATAGAGCGATCCACCCTTTCGGTCTAGGTATTTCTTAAACGATACACTCGTATGAGAAGTGACCTTAATCCCATAGGCTCCTAGAGCAGCTACAATGGGACAACCGGGGTACTGATATGCAACGGAAAGAGCCTTACACCTCAATAGCTGCCTAAGCTTATGGGGCCGTGCACCTGCGTATGCACGTTGTACCCACCCAAAGTTGTTTAAGACTTTGCGCGGGTCTGTGATATTGATACGATCTACACGGTCAAATACCAATCCACAGAAGGACGCAGTCGAGATCGTGTGGTGAACCTCGGCCTTGATGATTAAGCCTAAGAGCGCAAAATCCTCCTTGTTGGGGGGAGTCCCAACCATGGTAAAGAGACCATCGTCTCCTTCAACCACTCCACGTATATGCTTACAGCCTTTCCTCTTACAGAAAAACTTCATGAACATAAGGTTTGAAAACCCATTGCCCAAAGACGTGCACATCTCACCTGACATCCGGCATGCTTCTAACATTAACCGAAAGTCTTTAAACACACAGAGGTTGAGGCCACCTAAGACTTCTCTTACAAGGTGCATGAATTCACTACCCGACGGCAGGTATTGTGTCATGTATGCATAGAGCTCGAACTCGCATGCCTCCATTAATTCCCTAACGAACAGAGCCTCAAAGGACGTGTAATCTGTCGCTACATATATAGCTCCTTCGCGGTGTAGTAGACCCATGATGTATTCTGGTCTATCGGCTACGGGCACGTGTTTGATGAAAGCCGGGTGCTTGTACACCTGCTCCTCTATCAACTTAAAGATGGGTCCTACTGCACACTTGAACTCGTCACTGCGGGAGAATATGCCGCGGCTGTGCTTGTAGGTTGGATAGTCCTCATCTTTCGCGAAAGAACTGCATCGGAAGTAGCGGTGGGACTTGTCCGGGTCCCACAAACGCTCTACTGAGCCGACGCGATCCCACACAACTCGGAGCTCTTGTCGTCTCCAGTCGGGGTAACTAGTGTGACTGATCCAGGTCTCAGTACTAACATCTACATCGTGAGCAAGGGGTACAAATTGCTTACGGACCTGACGCCGACAGAAACGCCGGAATTCTCCGACGACTTCCCTCTTGGCGCGAGGCGGATTACGACAAATCCTTTTTCTCGCTCCTGCTTTGGTTGTACGTGAGTCAGTGATGTCTGGGACCAAAGGGCATGACCCCTTTATATGGCATCCCAGGCTGGCTCTCACAGGTGGCCTTCTTCCAGGCTTCCCCGGTCTGGTCTTAGAAAATCGAGCGCTATCCTTGATTTCTTCAATCGGATCTTGCGGCACTTCTAGATATCTATAACCTGACACGTACACCCTATGCTCCCCAATTAAGCAAGAGCGGGGCGAAAATGCCCAAGCTTAGCCTGACGGCTCTGTAACCACAGGCCGTGGGCTATTTGCAGGGTATTTCCGACCACGTCTTTGCCGTCTGTAAACAACTCTGAGTCAATATTTACGGCATGCATGGCTTTCGCTGACGCTTCCATTCTATCCCAAACGGTGTTTTGATCTCGAGCCAACATTATCATTGGTGTCGTCAATTGGGAGAGGAGCTTGTAGGACATGAGCATGGTATCGGCCTTCTTAAGCTTTCCGAAGGTGTCTCGACGGACATTTCTGCCATTTAGGGTATGGGTGTACTTGACCAACCCATACTTGGCATCCGCATATCTCATTTCGCCCAGTGACATGGCAGCAGCTCTGCGATCGTCAAAGTCCCAGTCGATAAGGCCGGCTGAGCTATAGGCATGTGTGGTGCGCGCCGAAAACATTGTCCTGTACCCGCGCTTAGTACAGACATAACGGTCTAAATAGATGGCAACACCCTCATATAAGGCCAGCAGCAACCACATTTGCCACTGCATGAGTATTTCAACGAGCTCAAGGTAGAATGCCAGAGCGACGAACAACAACGGTACCAGGAATACTAAGAGCACAAATAGTGCCCACGCCCGGGGTGTTTCGTCCTCCCATTTGCACTCGAAATTCTTCCTCGTGTCAAGATGATACTCGTCCACGTGGTTTCGGCGCAGGCCCAACTTTTCTTTGAGCTCTTTATTGTCCTCTAGGACTTCGAGATTCTCCCGACGGAGGGTTCGGTTTGCATCCTCCTGCACACGGGTCTCGTACTGCTGCTCATGGAGCGCATCCTTCAAGCCAGCGGCCTGTGAAGTAGCGTCTGCCGCGGCAGCAGCGACGGCTTTATCGCCGCCTCGAAGTGGGCCGTTTTTGCCCCCTCGCTTTGGAGTCCACTCCGCCTTGGTCCTGTTCCTCTGACGAGGTTGGTCCCACTGGTCGGGAGGGTTGTCCCGCTGATTGCCAGGTTGTCGTGACTTGCGTCCATCCGACCCCTGCTTCTGGTGACAGCGACCACCGGCCGGTTTCATGGCGCCAAATTGTGGTCGACCATTGTTCTCCGGCTCGTCCTTGCATTTCTCCTTCTTCTTCCATGTAGACATGGAATATCAAGGGCAATGTGTAGTAGAAAGAACTAGGTATGCGGGTAAAACCCTATGCAATACCTCTTCAACTTTGATCCGAGTTTGGCTCTCGGGAACGGGACTTAAATACCTTTTGGGGTTGCAAACTACAGCTGCAATC